CGAGTGGAACATCCGGGCGGGCCACGGACCCGCCCGGATCGACCCGGGCTACGATCCGGCGATGAAGGCCGATTTCGAACGCCTCGGCCTCGCCGACATGCTGCATTGATGAGACCGGACTGATCCGCAGTTCAGGGCCGGGGCAAGGGGGCGACGTTCCAGAAGAGAACGTTGCCCCCTCTGCGCTTCGCCAGACAGAATTCCCACGCCTTCGCATCGTAATGCGGGTCCGCCGGGAACGGGGCAGCGGTCATTGCCCTTTCGCCGAACTTCCGGGGATGGACGTGGATCGTGGCACCTGCAACCTCGCGGGGCGACAGCTCCCGCCCGATCTGGACGACATGCCGCCGGGCGTCCGGCCATGCCAGCGCCAGCCCGCGCGCCAGAACGCCCGATCCGGCGGCGCACCAGACCTCGTCGGGGGCCGCGCCGGACATCAACGCCGACGATGCGATCGCCTCCGCCGCGCCCGGGAAATCCGCGCCGAACGGGATCAAGTAGGCCCCCGTCTCCCGGCAATAGGCTTTGGCGCGGGCCTGCACCACGGTCAGATATCCTGGCGCGACCGGCACGACCTTCGCCCCCAAGCGCGCGGCCTCCAGCGTTCGCGGATGCGGTTTAGCCCTCTGCGCCACGAAGATCGTGGCGCGCTTGCCCAGCGCCTTGGCGACGGTGGCCAGTGCCGTCTGCGCACCGCCCTCCGGCGGGCTGGCGTAGACCGCTTCGGTGGCCCCGTCGAATACGCTGCCGATGAACCGGGCCTTGGTCCCGCCTGGGAAGAGATCGTCACGGACCACGGTGATGCCGCGATGCACTTCAAGGATCGGCGCGGTCATTCGGCTTCTTCCTCTTCGCCTGCTTCCTCTTCGATCTCGCCGAACTCGACCTGCCCGCAGGCCTCGGTCGCCCGTTTCGGATCGCCCTTGCAGAACACCAGCACGTTCTGATGGGTCCGGCCGAGCTTGCGCGAGGCGGTGAACTGTCGGCCGACGCGGATCGGTAGCGAACCGACGGCGGTGACGAGGATCGCATCGTTGTAGAAGCGGGCACCGGCAGCCTCGAACGCCTCGACCGTCCGGCCCGGCAGGTTTACGAAGAACCCGCCTGCATCGCGGACGTCGCCGATCACCCAGACCGCAAAGCGATCCTCGCGCAGAAGCCCAACCGTGTCGCGGATGATCCGCCCGTAGGCTTCGAAGAAGGCCTCCTTGCCGAGGGTGGAAAGGTCCGCCGGATCGTCGGAGTAGACTTCCAGATTCCAGTAAGGCGGGCAGGAGAAGATCAGATCGGCGTCGACGCCCTTGGCCAGCGTGGCGATGTCGCGGCTGTCGCCGGTGATCCAGCGCGGGGCAGGACCAGCGCCCAGCACCGCCTGGGCCTCGTTCGCCGCAACCTGTTCGCCGCGAAGTTCGACGCCGACGTAACTTAGCCCGAGGCGCGAGGCGACAACGCCACGCACCGATCCGCCCGCGAAGGGGTCCAGCACGGTGCCGCCTGGTGGGCAGAACCAGCGATAGGCGATCTCGCACAAGACCGGATCGAAGATCGATGTGCCCGAGGCTGTCGGGGCCTCGGAGGGCTGGTAGTGATCGGCCAGGAATTCCTCGGTGGAAAGCTCGCGACCGAGTTCGGCCTCCTTCGCCCGTTTCTTGGCGTAGAAGCTCGGATCGCCCGAGGTATGCGACGGCATCAGCACCCCGCCATTGGTCTTGTCTCCGCCAACCTCATGCTCGCCGCGCATCAGGTCCTGCCCGAAGGTCCGCGCCAGCCCCTTAGCCATGTGTCACCGCCTTTCCCGCTTTGCGCGCCGTCGCGGCTGCCGCAACCTGATCCGACAGGCCACCCTTCCCGAGGACCGCGCCATCATGGAAGGCCCTGGCCGCGCCGGGTTTGTAGTCCTTGCGCGAGCCGTTGCCGGGCATCGGGCTGCCGCCGGGACAGGCCCGGTCGCCCTCACCGCGACCGAGTTCCGACCGGATGCCGAGGTCGATCCACGCCCGCTTGCGATCCTGCCACCAGCCCTTGCGGGCATCGAGGATCGAGAAGGGCGGGATGCCGAAGCGCTCCGCCAGGGTGGCGGAAGGCGCAGCGGCAGGTGCCGGTGCCTTGTCCTGATCGGCACCACCCGCTTGTGTTCCCCCACCGAAGCCCATGCCGTCGGCGGCAGGATCGTCCAGGCCGTCCAGCAGATCGTGAAGCTCGTCCTCCGAGAAGCCGATCACCTCGAGATCGAAGGCCTCGTCGCGCAGCGCGGCGATCTCGGCCGCCAGGAGCTGCTCGTCCCAGCCCGCATGTTCGGCGATCCGGTTGTCGGCGATCACCAGCGCGCGGCGCTGCGCCTCGGACAAGTGGTCCAGCACGATGACCGGCACCTCGGTCAGCCCCAGCGACCGCGCCGCCTGCAGCCGCCCGTGCCCGGCGATGATCACCTCATCCTCGCCGATCAGGATCGGGTTGGTGAAGCCGAACTCGGCGATCGAGGCCGCGATCTGCGCCACCTGATCGGCGGAATGTGTTCGGGCATTGCGGATATAGGGCACCAGCCGGTCGGTCGGCATCGTCTCGATTTGCATGGGCGGCCGCCTCCGGAATGCGGAAGGCCGGGAGCAACCCCGGCCTTTGTGTCGTGTCTGGTCCCGGTTTCCGTCCTGGCAACCTGGCAACCCAAGAGTGGCAACCCGGGGCGGAAACCCAGAAAAAATCTCTGGCACTAGCGGCTTGTCGGGCCTCTGCCCCCCGCATACCGACCCCGCCCGGGTGGAACCAAGGCGGGGATGGGCCGTGGGAGGCGAGGCGTTGGGTGCGCCGCCGGATGGTGATCGAGGCGCGCCTGGGCTCCAGGAGCCGTGCACAAGTCTTCGATCATGGGAAAATACTGCCCTGAAAGTGTTGCATCTGTCGCGCCCGAAGTTCGACGTGCCGGACCGTTACAACAGCGTCCCCGGCCCGCCTTCGTCCGGCTTCACCACAGTCTTTGCGGCGGCCGGTTTTGCCGCCACGGCCTTGCGCGCCGGTTTCTCCAAGGCTTTCAGATGCTTGGCGATGGTGAGGAGCGACGCCGCCCACCGCCGCCAAGCGGTCGTGCGAACCACCCCGGCCCGATAGCAGACCTGCCGCCAACGGACGCCCTCGGCCCGCAGCCAGACGATCCGCGCATCCTCGGGCTCGAGGATCAGCAGCCAGTCGAAGCATTCCTCCATTCGGGTGATCGCGGCGGCACTTGGCACGATCCGCATCGGGGCCTCCGGCGTGTAGCCATAGGCCTGCATGGCATCATGCACCACCGGCGGCCAGGATGAGGCGTAGCCCCGCGGGCGGTTGCGCTCGGGCAGGTGGCGCAGGGTGTAGGCGGCTTCCTCGAAGCGATCTTCGATCTCGCGCGGGGTCAGGGGCATCGGCGGTCTCCTTCGGGGTCAGTAGATTTGCCGGGCCCGCAGCGCGGCTTCGGTGACGAGGCCTGCGGCCAGCAGGGCATTGCGCTGCGACGTCGAGACGGCGCTTGGCGGGATGTACGTGCCGGAGTTGATCCAGGCGGCCAGTCGGATCAGCGGGTCCGAGTTCGGGTCGGAGGCGCTGGCGGCGACACCAGCGCCAGCTTCCCCAGCCCTTTGCCCGGCCTCGGCCCTGGCGATCCGTCGGGCATGGCGCTGCGCGATGGCCGCAGTGAAGTAATCCCAGGTCCGGATCGGGCTCTCCCGGTGCTTGGCCGTGCGTTCGGTGATCACCGGCAGGACGTCCAGCCCGAGGTCGTAGCCCGCTTTCAGCCAAGCGCCGATCGTGGCCGTCGTGGCGGTGATCGCCGCGCTGGCTGCCGGGGTCATGCCCTCGCCGCAGGCGGCAAGGCAGGCCGCCTCGGCCGCGTTCAGATCGGGGCTGTCGTCATCAGCCCGGCCCTCGCGCGTCGCGCCCGCGTCACGCGCGGTAGTAGTTATTGGTTCTCTTACAAGGTTAGTGTCCAGATTCTGGACACGGCTTTTGGCAAAATCTGGACACGGCTTTTGCCCGTTTCCATGTCCAGATTCTGGACACGGCTCGGCATGGAAATCGTCCTCGAAACCGAGGATGTAGCGGGTCGATTTCTGCCGGTGGGTTGCTTCGTCGACCCGCCTTTCGCGGCAGATCAAACCCGCCGCCTGAAGCTTTTCGAGGTGGACGTTCAGGGAAGCGCGGGAGATTTCCACGTCGGCCGCCAGCTGGTCCTGCGACGGGAAACACCCGTAGTCCGGGTTGTGCCGGTCGCAGAGATGCCAGAGCACCAGCTTGGTCGCAGGCATCAGCCCGCGCTGCTGGATCGCCCAGTTGGTGGCCTTGTGGCTCACAGCGCCGCCGTGACGGTCAGGCGCTTCACGATGGCCTCCATCAGCGCGATGCGCCGGTCGGCCTCGTCCTGGCGCATCTTTCCCGCGCGGACGCGGGTCCAGTAGAACTGGCGGCGCATGTCAAGCTCGCGCTGCGCCTCGGCGATCAGCGCCTTGACCGGGAACGCGCCCGCTGGGGTGATCTGTGCCATGACCGCCCCCTCAGCGCCGGACCGCAGCGGCGCGCTGCTGGCCGGTTTTGCGGGCCTCCTGATCGCGCAGCCAGTCGCGCACGGCCTCCTTGCGGTAGAGGACCTTGCGGCCTACCCGGACGCAGGGCGGGCCGACGCGGCGCGTCTCCCAACGCTGCAGGGTGTCGACCGACAGGGTCAGTTCGCGGGCGAGGTTCGCCCGGTCCAGCCAGCCGGTCAGCAGACCGCTGTCCTCGTCGCCGGCAATCTCGACGGTTTCGTTCAAGCCTATGGTCTTCATGTCTTTTCTCCATGCCCGGCGACCGTTGATCGGTGCACCCGGATCAGGGGGCCGAGACAAGCACGGGCAGGGCACCGGCAGAGAGGCAGAAACCGGCAGAAACAAACCGGCAATTCTGCCGGTCCCGCAGCCGGTCCGGTTATCCACAGGTTTTGGAAGGAGGCCCTCAGAATTTATCTTGAACAAAAGATGAACATTAACAACTTTGGGGAGAGCAGTTCACAAACAGATTCGCCAGATGGTCACCCCGCCGAAAGGTCGGGAAAGGGTCTCGTTCCAAACGGGCTCGTGGCACAGTGGCGACCAGAAAAGGGGGCAGGGATGGCGTTTCCGGCGCAGTATTTCTATTCGATTCCTGATGTTGCAGGGCGGTGGGGCTGCAGCCAGACCGAGGTCGTGAACTGGGCCATCGCGGGTGAGCTGGACCTTGTGGCAGGCTTCTCGCCGATCCTCTTCGGGGACGAACCGGCCGCCGGCCTGCTGGTCGTCTCCGCCGCCGACGTGCGCCCGCTCTTCCGCCCGTTCGGCGCGGCGGCGAAGAAGGTCTTCGTCAAACAGGCGCGCCCGGCCGGGTCAGAGACGTTGAGGCTGATCACCGATCCGGCGCGCGGCGTGCGGCTGACTGCGGCGGACATCATGATCACCGCCCGTGAAATCGACCGGTTCGAGGAGGCGCACGGCATCGGTCGAACCCGCAGCGCCGGGCCGGGGGCACCGGGCAGATACGACTGGGAGGGGTTCCACCTGGCCCTGTTCAAGCGCGTCTACACGGGCGGATTTCCGTTGCAGCAGCGTGACCTGGTCGCCGAGATGCAGGACTGGTTCGTCGCC